GTGAAGAAGCGTGTAAAGGCAAGGAAGGACCAGAAGGGTCAGGGGCTGAAACAGAACTGGAAATTCGTGTTCTTCGAAACGCTGGCCGAAACGTCCAACGTGTCCGAAGCGGCGCGCGCCTGCGACGCGCAGCTTTCCTACGTCTATAAGCACCGCCGGGAAGATCCCGATTTCCGCCGCCGATGGTCCGCCGCGCTGCTGGAGGGATACGATCATCTGGAGATGGAAACCCTGCAGCGGCTGCGCTTCGGCATAGCGCAGGGGGACGCGAAGTTCGATATTCCCAATGCGCTGCGCTTGCTTGCGGCGCACCGGGCCAGCGCGGAAAAGGAGCGCGCGCGGCAAGCGAAATACGACAAGGATGCCGTGCTCGACAGGCTGAACACCAAGCTTGACCGTATCTGGGAGCGCCAGCAGGCGCGAAAGGCGAAGGCCGCCGCCGCGCAGGCTGCCGCGCCTGTGGGCGATCCGGGCGACCACCCGGCCGCATGACCGGCGCACACAGGCGGCTCGTCATAACGGGCATGAACCCGGCCGAGCGGCGCAAATTCCTGAACCGGCTTCCGCGCGAAGAACGGTGCGTCATGGAAAAGCACTGGCCCTATTGGGCGCGTGACAACCAGGTGCCGCCCGATCGCGATTGGCTGATATGGCTGGTGTGCGCGGGTCGCGGTTTCGGGAAAACACGGATGGGTGCCGAATGGGTTCGCAATATCGCATGGAACGAACCGGACGCACATATCGCGCTGGTCGGCAAATCGCTGGGGGAGGCGCGCTCCGTCATGGTGGAGGGCGAAAGCGGCCTGCTCGGCTGCCATACCGATGTCGATTACCCGCATTTCGAGCCGTCCCTGCGAAAGGTGACATGGCCCAACGGTGCATCCGCCACGCTCTATTCGGCGGGCGAGCCGGACAGCCTGCGCGGCCCGCAGCACAGCCATGCTTGGTGTGACGAGATCGCCAAATGGGACAACAGTTCGGAACGTGCGCTTGGCGCTTGGGACAATCTGCGGTTCGGCCTGCGGATGGGCGAGCGCCCGCGTATCGTCGCCACGACCACGCCGCGCGCCGTGCCGCTGCTGCGCCGCCTGCTGGCCGATGCGACCGATCCGGACATTGCGCTTACGCGGGGGCGCTCGGACGAGAATGAGGACAATCTCGCGGTCGGCTTCATCGATGTCATGCGCCGCCAATATGGCGACAGCGCGCTCGGTCGGCAGGAACTCGATGGCGAGCTGCTGCGTGATGTCGAGGGCGCGCTATGGACCCGCTCGCTGATCGAGCGGTGCCGTGAAGGGTTCAATGTGGAAGGCTTCGTTCGCGTGGTGATCGGCGTCGATCCGCCCGCTTCGGCGCGCGGTGACGAATGCGGCATCATCGTCGTCGGGCTGACCGCAGACGGGCTGGCCAAGGTGATGGCCGATGACAGCGTCGCGCGGCCCAGCCCGGAACGCTGGGCTCGCGCGGTCGCCGCATCGGCGCTGCACTGGAAAGCGGACCGCGTGGTTGCCGAGGCGAACCAGGGCGGCGCGATGGTCGAAAGCGTGCTGCGCGCGGCCGATTGCCAGATGCCGATCAAGCTCGTCCATGCGAGCACCGGCAAAGTGGCCCGCGCCGAGCCCGTAGCCGCGCTCTACGAAAACGACCGCGTGCGCCATGCCGGCCAGTTCGCCAGGCTCGAAGACCAGCTCTGCGGCCTGATGACCGGCGGCAGTTACGAAGGCCCCGGCCGCTCGCCGGACAGGGCCGACGCGCTGGTATGGGCGCTGACCGAACTGATGCTGGGCAAGCGCGGCGCGGTGCCGAGGGTGCGGGGATTTTGATAGAACGCCGATAAATATAATTTCGTCATTCCCGCGCAGGCGGGAATCCAGTCAGCCGAGCGGTTTGAAACCGAACTCCTCCGCAAGATCGCGCCAGTCCGGATTGTCAGCCTCGATCAGTCTCAGTTTCCACGCGCGGTTCCATTTCTTGATGCGTTTCTCGCGAATAATCGCGTGCTCCATAGTCCCGTGCTGTTCGAACCACACAAGCCGCGTGACGCGATGTCTGGCGGCGAATCCTCCGCCGATTCCTGCGCGGTGCTGAGCAATGCGCTGCATCAAATTGGATGTGACGCCGACATAGAGTGTGCCGTTGCGCGCGGAGGCCAGAAGATAAACGGTTGGAGCGAAATCGCGCTGCATCGCTCATCCGCTACTGGATTCCCGCCTTCGCGGGAATGACGAACAATTCAGGAGCATTTCCATGCAATTTCTCTCATCGCTACGCTCCGCCTTCAAGGGCGGGGCGGGTTCTCGCGTGCCTTTGGCGCGCTCGTTTCAGTCGCCCTGGGGGTGGACCTACGAGCAGGGCGGGGCGCGGGCGCCGTTCGAATATCGCTCCGCCGTGCGCCATGCCTTTCTCGACAATCCGGTGGCGCAGCGCGCGGTGCGGATCGTGTCCGAAGGCGTGGGCGGCGCGCCGCTCAGCGCCTCCGACGATGGCGCGATGGCGCTCGTAAATGCCTCGAGCGCGGGGCAATCACTGCTCGAAACGCTCGCCGCGCATCTGCTGCTGCACGGCAATGCCTTCGTGCAGATCGCGAAGGACGGCGCGGGCCAGCCTGTCGAACTGTTCGCGCTGCGGCCCGAGCGCGTTGCGATCGTGCCGGGAGAGGATGGCTGGCCCGCAGCCTATCGCTATCGCCTGGGCGAGCGGACGCTGGAATTGCCGGTGGAGGATGAGCATGGCTGGCCCTCGGTCGTGCATCTGAAAGCCTTCCACCCGGCAGACGATCACTACGGCGCGGGGTGCCTCTCCGCTGCCGAGCAGGCCGTCGCGATCCACAATGCTGCCGCCCACTGGAATCGCGCTTTGCTGGAGAATGCGGCGCGGCCATCGGGCGCGCTGGTCTATGACGGCGGCGCAGACACGGCCGGCCTTACGACCGACCAGTTCGAGCGGCTGAAGGCGGAATTGCAATCAGCCTATCAGGGCGGCGGCAATGCCGGGCGGCCCATGCTGCTGGAAGGCGGGCTGAAATGGCAGAGCCTCTCCCTCTCCCCCGCCGATATGGACTTCGCGGAGCTGAAGTCCGCCGCCGCGCGCGATATCGCGCTCGCGTTCGGCGTGCCGCCCATGCTGCTCGGCCTGCCGGGCGACAACACCTACGCCAATTATCGCGAGGCCAATCGCGCGCTGTGGCGCCTCACCCTGCTGCCGCTTTCGGGCAAGATCCTGGGCGGTCTCGCGGAGGGTCTGTCGCCGTGGTTCCCGGGCCTGTCGCTCACCGTCGATCTCGACCAGGTGACCGCGCTTTCCGAGGACCGCGAGCGGCTGTGGAAGCAGGTGAGCGCGGCGGAATTCCTGAGCACGGAAGAAAAGCGCAGCCTGCTCGGCCTCGCCCCTGCCGGAGATACGAAATGAACCGCGAAGACATGCTCGCCGCGTTGATCGCGCAGGCGCAAACGCAGGACGGCGGGGCTGACCTCGTCACCTTGCGCGCCATTGTCGAGGAAGCGAGCGAAGTCGGCGCGCGGCGCGTGCTCGACCGGCTCGGCCTGGGCGACGACAACGCGCAGGACGATCTCGACGAATTGCGCGACCTGCTCGGCGCCTGGCGCACGGCCAAGGCCAGCGCCTGGAAGGCGGCAGTGGACTGGCTCGTCCGCGTGCTGGGCGCTTTGCTGCTGGTCGGCATCGCGGTCAGGCTCAACGTCGCGGAGCTGCTGCGGTGATGCGGATCGCCGGTTACGCCGCGCTGTTCGACATTGCCGACGGCGCGAAAGACACGATCCGGCCCGGCGCTTTCGCCAGAACACTGGCCGAGCGTCGCGATCCGATCCCGCTCTTCTGGCAGCATCGGCCCGACCAGCGCATCGGCTCAGTCGAGCTTGCGCAGGAGGATGACCGCGGATTGCGCGTCATCGCCCGGATCGACAATCCCGAAAGCCGCGCCGTCTCCGCCCTGCTTTCCAAAGCCGCGAACGGCCTCAGCTTCGGCTACCGCGCGCGAGGCTTTCGCCGCTCGCCCGCTGGCCGTGTGCTGGAAGACATCGACCTGTTCGAAGTAAGCCTCGTCACCCGTCCGCTCCAGCACGGAGCGAGAATACACCTGATTTCCTGACAATCCCCTCCTCTTGAGAGGAGGGGCAACGAGACTTGGCAGCTGGCTGCCTAGTCGCAGTGGGGTGGTGCTCGACCCGCAATGCGACCTCGCGGTCGCACAACCACCCCAACCCCCTCCTTTGAAAAGGAGGGGAGGATTTTCAACCGAAAGGCAAATACCCCTATGGATATCCAGATTCCCACCCAGACAGTTACCGCCGACCCGGCCCAGCCGGCCGCGTCCGATCCGATGGCCGAAAGCTTCGATATCGTCGCGCGGCAGGACAAGACAGAGGCCGACGTGAAGACGCTTCGTTCGGATGTCGACGAGGTGAAAGCCCGGCTCGACCGGGTCAGCCGCGCCGCGTCGCGTCCCGCCATCGCCGCATCGTCCGCCGAGCCGACCGCCGAGGTCAAGGGCTTCGTCGACGGCTATCTGCGCCGCGGCCGCGAGGACGAGATCAAGTCGATTTCCGGCGCCGTACCGCGCGATGGCGGCTATGCCGTGCCGCGCCAGATCGACACGCTCATTTCGAGCGAATTGAAGGAAATCTCGCCAATTCGCGCGCTGGCACAAGTCGTGCAGACCGGCAGCGCCGGTTATCGCAAGCTCGTCACTACCGGCGGCACCGCCTCGGGCTGGGTTGGCGAGACAGCCGGTCGCCCGCAAACCGACACGCCGGAATTCGCCGAGATCGCTCCGCCGACCGGAGAGCTCTACGCCAATCCGGCGGCAAGCCAGGCGATGCTCGACGATGCCGGTTTCGACATGGAAGCATGGCTGGCGAGCGAAATCGCCATGGAATTCGCCCGCGCAGAAGGCTCCGCCTTCGTCAACGGTTCCGGCGTCGACCAGCCGCTCGGCTTCCTTTCCTCGCCGACGTCCATGGCCGGCGATGCGGTCCGCCCCTTCGGCTCGCTGCAATATATCGGCACGGGCGATGCGGACGGTTTCGGCACCAACCCGGAAGCGCGGCTGATCGACCTCGTCCACACGATGAAGGCCGGGCATCGCCAGGGCGCGAGTTGGGTGATGAATTCGGCAACGCTCAGCGAAGTGCGCAAACTGAAGACCAGCGACGGCGCGTTCCTGTGGCAGCCGGGCCTCGTCGAGGGCCAGCCGGATCGACTGCTCGGCTATCCGGTAGTCGAGGCCGAGGACATGCCCGATGTCGCGGGCGGCGCTTTCCCGATCGCCTTCGGCAATTTCCGCGCCGGTTACCTGATCGCTGAACGCAGCGCCACGCAGGTGCTGCGCGATCCGTTCACCAACAAGCCCTTCGTCCACTTCTACGCGACCAAGCGCGTGGGCGGCCAGGTGCTCGATAGTGCAGCGATCAAACTGCTCAAGATCGAGGTGTAGGGAAAGTCTGTTTGCGAAGCCGCGTCCGCGGCTTCGTCCGGGCTAGATGCGCAGCAAGCTGCGCCCGCTGCGGGCGGCCGTTCGGCCTTGCCGTCTCTTGCGTGACGGTGCTCCGCAGCGGGCCAGCAAACTCGCGCTGATTTCCGGTGCGACCAGCACCGAGGACGCGCCCTCGGATGCGGGTGTGCGAAACCAAAATACCTCAACCACAAGGAGACTGCCATGAGGCGGGCTATTGTCGTACCGCCCGTGCTGGCGGCCGATGCTTTGGACGAGCTCAAACGGTGGCTCGCCATCACCACCACACGTGATGACGCCTCGCTCGAAGCGTTGTTGCGCGCAGCACTGGACACCTGCGAGGCGTTCACGCGCATCATGCCGCTGGAAGCTGAATGCGAAGAGGTGCTGCCCGCCATGCGCGGCTGGCAATCGCTCGTCGCCACGCCGGTGCAGGCCATCACCGCGATGGAAGCGATCACATCGGATAGCGCGCGCACGCCGCTCGATCCCGGACAGTATCTCCTGGATATCGCGGCAGATGGCTGCGGCCGCGTGCACCTGCTGGCCTCTCCAGCGGTGAGCCGTGTGAGTGTTCGCTTCACTGCGGGCCTCGCCCCCGACTGGGCAGGTCTGCCCGAGGGCATTCGCCACGGCGTGCTGCGGCTTGCCGCGCACCATTATCGCCAGCGCAATGAAGGCGGCGGGCAGGCTCCGCCAGCGGCAGTTGTCGCTCTGTGGCAGCCCTGGCGCCGGATGCGCGTGGCATGATTTCTGCCAGCATCGCTCGCCGTTCCGGCCTCGCTTCAAGGCTTACAGCGAAAGCGCGAAAACTGGCCGAAGCGCACGCGGAAAGCGCCCTGCGTGCCCGTCGCCGCGATGGCGCACACTGGCGTGACGCGCGGCTGCTCTGGCCGCTTGCGGGCCGGGAGGAACCATGATGGAAAACACCCTTCGCATGGCACTCATCGCATGGCTGGCCAGCGATCCGCTGCTGTCCGCCGCGCTCAACGATGTCGCCGAGGAAGCGCCGTCGCGCGCCGCGCCGCCCTGGCTGGGCATTGCCGCAAGCGCGAGCACGGACTGGAGCACCAAGACCCGCAAGGGTCGCGAAGTGCGCGTGGCGCTCGAACTCGAAACGCGCGGAGAGGAGGCAGCGCAAACCGCCGCCACCGCCGCGCTGATCGAAGATCGCATCGCCGCGCTGTCGCCGGACCAGGACGGTTTCGCCATCGCCAACGTGACTTTCCTGCGCACCCGGGCCGCGCAACGCTCGCTCAACAGACGCGCAACGCTGCTCGAATACCGCTTCCGGCTTTTGGCCGCCTAATCCCCTCCCGCCTGCGGGATGGGAGCGAGACTTGCCGAGCCGTCGGCGAGGCATAGTCGCAGCGGGGTGGGCGATGCCCGCACCGCGCCTCTTTCACCGGCCCACCCCCAGCCCCTCCCGCAAGCAGGAGGGGAGTTTATCGGAGAACCAAACATGTCAGCTCAAAAAGGCTCCGCCTTCCTCCTCAAGATCGGGGACGGCGCCCAGCCCCCTGCATATGAAACCGTTGCCGGCTTGCGCACCACGCAGATGTCGATCAACGGCGATGCCGTCGTCGTCACGCACAAGGAATCGGGCGGCTGGCGCGATCTGCTCTCCGGCGCCGGCGTGCGCTCCGTCTCGGTCAGCGCGGCGGGTATTTTCCTCGCCAGCGAAGCCGAGACCGCGATCCGCGCCCATGCCCTCGCCGGCACGATCGACGAATACGAATTGTCCTTCGAGGATGGCGAGCGCCTGCGCGGTCGTTTCCTCGTCCAGCGGCTCGACTATTCGGGCGATTTCAACGGTGAGCGCAATTACACGTTGCAGCTGGAAAGCTCCGGCCCGGTGATGCCGTCGTGACCGCGAATGTTCTGCGCGGTGAGGCGGCTATCGTCATCCACGGCACAGCGCGCGTGCTGCGCCCGACCTTTGCCGCACTGGTCGCCGCCGAGGAGGAATTGGGGCCGCTCTTTGCGCTCGTCGAGAGGGCGAGCGAAGGACAGCTGCGCCTCACCGAGATCGCCGCGTTGTTCTGGCATTGCCTGGCAGAGCGCGGCGCAACGACACGCGATGACGTCGGAGAAGCGGTGATGGCGGCGGGGCTTGCCGCCGTGTCGAAGCCGCTGCGCGCGCTTCTGGCGCAAATCCTCCAGGGCCGGGCCTGATGGAAGCCACCTTCGCCGCCGGCGCGCGGCGATTGGCGGGCGGCGCGGGCAGGCTGCTCGGCTGGCCGCCGCACTGGTTCTGGCAGGCCACCCCGGCCGAACTCGCTGCAATCCTCGATCCCGAAAGCGAACCTCGCGGCGACGGGATCGACCGCGCGGCGCTGCAACGCATGATGGAAATGGACGACAATGGACGATGAAATCGAAACCCTGATGGTCGATGTGCGCGCAAGCACCAGCGGCTTTCGCAGCGACGTGCAGGAGATGCGCAGCGCGCTGGACAGCTCGCTGCTCGATGGCTTCGCCAAGGCTGGCGACGTGCTGGAACGCGGGCTTGTCTCGGCCATTCGCCGGGGCAAGCTGAGCTTCGAAGAATTGAAGAACGTGGCGCTGAAGGCGCTCGGAGAAATTGCCGCGCAGGCCATCCAGTCAGGCTTCGGATCGCTGTTCGGCCAAGGTCAGGGCGGTGGCCAGGGCCAGGGTGGTGGCTTCAATTTCGGCTCCGCCCTGCAGGGCATTTTCGGTTCCCTGCTCGGTCTGCCCGGTCGTGCAACCGGCGGGCCGGTATCGCCCGGCAATGCTTATCTCGTAGGCGAACGCGGACCCGAAGTGTTCGTGCCGACCAGCGCCGGGCGTGTCGAGACCGGCAGCGGCAAGGGCGCGCGCGATGTGCGCGTTGCGATCAACCTTTCCGCGCCGCGCGCAACCGGCAGCCCGCAAATGCTGCGCCGCTCGTCGCGCCAGGTGGCGAGCGCCGTCGCCCGCGCGATGCGGGAAAGCTGAGGAGGCACGACATGGCTTACTGGCTCGCGAAAGACCGCACCGGGCAGGACTCCGATTTTATCCAGCGCTTCGATCCGCGTTTCTGGACGGTCGATTTTCCGCGCCCGATGATGGCCAGCATCACCGGAACCGGTCCCACGACCCTGCGCGTCGAATGCGAATTCCTGCATCACGATGCCCTAGCCGGATTGATCTGGGACAGCGAGGATACGCTCGATCATCCGCTTCTGGCCTATGACACGAACCGCGATTACGCGCATACCAGCTTGACCTTTCGCTGGCGGTCCGCAGGCGTCCTGCCGCTCGATGCGGTGCATGGGCCGACGCTGACAATCGAAGGGCGCGATGCCGGCGGCGCGTCGCGCACCTGGTATGTCCGGCTGTGGAACTACGCGAGCGGCGCGCCCGACGATGCGGTGGTGTCGCTCGATTTTTCGCAGCTGCGCGAAGGCTGGCAGGCGGACGGCGCTGTCGTCCATCCGTCCGATATCGACCGGCTGTTCATCTCGCTGGTGCCGCCCGCCTACGATCCGGCGAATGGCGCGCTGCTAACCTCGCGCGCCAATGGTTGGGTCGAGCTGTTCGACATCGCCAGCGATGGCGCGCACGCCATGCTGCCGATCGGCGATGTCATGCTGCCACCGCACGATATCGGCATGGCGACCGCCTATGATGATGCCTACAACCAGACGCCTGCCCGCCTGCTGCGCAACACCTTGCAGCTCGGCTATCGTGGCGAGATCATCCATTATGTCGGGATGAGCCACTTCTTCCGGCTGGAGCCGGCGGCGGACGGCACGCTGCTGGTGGAGCGCAATGGCCTGCTCTGCGGACCGGCAGAAACCTGGCACCGCGCCTTTTTCGAAGAAGCGCTGGCGATGGATTATCAGGTGATCGCCTCGATCAGTTTCGAGATTTTCGCCGAGCATTGCCCGCCCGATTGGATGCAGCGCGCCCATGACGGATCGCCCGCGCTCACCGGCTGGGTGCCGCCGTCATCGCTCATCTCGCCGGCCAACAATGCCGCGAAGAACTTCGTGCGCGGCGCGGCAGCGCGCTTCGGGCTGCTGCAGGAGCAGGCCGGGATGGATGTGGTGATGCAGGTCGGCGAGCCGTGGTGGTGGATCCAGCCCGATACCGGGGCGCCTTGCATATACGATGATGCGGCGCGCAGCGTTTTCAGCAACGCTGCGCCGCCGATAACCGACATGCGCGGACCGATCACGGCGGCGCAGTTGGTGGTGCTGGACGAGGCAGCGAAATCGCTGGGCTTCGCCGCCAATTCGGTCCGCAATCGTGTGCGGCAGCAATCGGGCAGCGATGCAAAATGCTACCTGCTCGCCTTCACGCCGACGATTTTCGATGCCGACATGCCAGAGGCGGACAGGCTCAACCTGCCAAGCCAATGGGCCCACCCGCAATATGACCGGCTTCAGCTGGAAGATTATGACTGGCTGACGCTGGGTGCCGAAGCGCTGCGGCGCAAGACGTATACGGAGGTCGACCAGCGGCTCGGCTACCCTCTCGGCCAGCAGGATTACATGGCAGGCTTCGTCCTCGACCCTGCCGATGCAGAGCTGTTCTGGGCGCGTATCGACGCCGGACTGGACGAGGCCGCCGCGCGCGGCGTTCCGCGACGGTTCGTCTGGGCGCTGCCGCAGGTCTGCCGCGATGGATACGTCCGCCTTCCGCCACAGGAGACACCAATGCAAGCTTTCGACGATGTGCTCTATCCGCTCGCTCTCGGGCGGGATGCCGGAGTCAGCCCGGAATTTTCGACATCCATCGCGCTCACCGCATCCGGCCATGAACGACGCAACAGCCAGTGGAGCGATGCGCGTCTCAATTACGATGTCGGCCCCGGCATCCGTTCGCATAGCGAGCTTGGCGTGTTGCTCGAATTCTTCCGCGCGCGGCGCGGTCCGGCGCGCGGCTTTCGCCTCGCCGATCCCTACGATTTCAGCTCCAATGGATTGACCGGTACGCCGACCGCGAGCGATCAGCTGATCGGGGTGGGAGACGGTCTTGCCGCCACATATCACCTGTCGAAAAGCTACGGGAGCGGGGATGAGCCGCAACAGCGGACCATCACCCGCCCGCGTGCCGACAGCATCCTGGTCAGCGTCGCTGGCGAGGTCACCAATGACTGGACGCTGGAGGACGGCGGACGGATCATCTTCATCGACGCACCGCCGGATGGCGCGGAAGTGCGTGCCGGATTCTACTTCGACGTGCCCGTCCGCTTCGCCGAGGATCGGCTGGACATCACCGGCGCGACCTTCGCGGCGGGAGAAGCGCCCAGCGTGCCGCTGATCGAAGTGAAGGAAGAGACATGAGCCACGTCTTCCTGGGTTCCGAACTGGAAGGCGTCGCGACCTGGTGGCGCATTCGCCGCAAGGACGGCGTCGCGCTGGGGTTTACCAGCCATGATCGCGACCTGGCCTTCGGCGGGATGACATATAGAGCTGCACCTGGAATGCTGCCGTCCGCCATCCGCCGCACCGCCGGACTCGAGAGAGACGGCGTCGAAGTCGAAGGCGTCCTCGCGCACGACTCCATCTCCGAAGATGACCTCGCGAGCGGCCGATACGAAAGCGCGCATATCGCCATCGGACTTGTCGATTGGGAAAGTCTGGACAACGCCACGCTCTTCCACGGTGAGCTGGGCGGCGTATCGCGCACCAGCGGCCGTTTCGAAGCCGAGCTGCGTTCGGCGAAGGCCGCGCTCGAAGCCGACTTCGTCCCGCGAACGAGCCCGACATGCCGGGCAAGTTTCTGCGACGCCGATTGCCGGTTCAATCCGGCCCGCGTAACTCACTTGGCCGCCGTGACCGCGCTCGACCTGGCGGACAACCGCGTGCGCTTTGGCAGCGCGCCTCCGGCGGGCAACATGCATGGCGGCACGGTAAAGTGGGTGGATGGTCCTCTCGCCGGCCTGACGATGGAGGTCATCGAAGCGGGACCATCGGGGCTGGTGCTCGACCGGACACTGACCGATGCCATTGCGGTGGGCGACAAGGCCTTTCTTCGCGAAGGGTGCGATCACACCATCTCGACCTGCGCCACGCGCTTCGGCAATGCCGCCAATTTCCGAGGCGAACCGCATCTGCCGGGCAATGACTTGCTGGCGCGCTACCCGACAGGCTGATGGAGAGCGATGGCGCGGCCTTTGCGCGGGCCGCCGATGCTTATTGCGGGGTGCCGTTCCGCCTGCGCGGGCGTGACCCGGTCACCGGAATCGACTGTATCGGGCTTGTCCACCTCGCTCTACGCGATATCGGCCGGACGCCGCCGACGCTGCCGGCCTACTCGCTCCGGCAAGCGCATATTGACGGCTTGCTTGCCTTACTCGCTCCTGCGGGTTTCACGGCCACATCGCGCTCCACCGCCGCGGGCGACCTTCTGCTGATGCAACCCGGCCCCGGGCAATTTCACCTCGCAATCGCGCTCGATGCGACGCGGATCGTCCATGCCCATGCCGGACTTCGCCGCGTCGTACGCACCGCCTTGACCGACACCGATAGGGTGACCGGGCGCTGGCGCCTCTCCTGACAGGAATCCAATTCTCATGGCCACACTGGTTCTCTCCTCCGTCGGTTCCGCCATTCTCGGGCCGATCGGCGCCGTCTTCGGATCGAGCATCGGTTCGAAAATCGACGCCGAGATTTTCGGCACGGACAGCAATGAAGGCCCGCGCCTGACCGAGCTGAAGGTGACGACATCGAGCTATGGCGCTCCCGTGCCGCGTCACTTCGGCACGATGCGCGCCGCCGGAACGATCATCTGGGCGACCGACCTTCAGGAGACGAGCGAGAAGACGGGCGGCGGCAAGGGCCAACCATCGACGACGACCTTCGCCTACTCGATTTCCTTTGCAGTCGCGCTCGCCAGCCGACCAATTGCGCGCGTGGGACGGATCTGGGCGGATGGCAATTTGCTGCGCGGTGCGGCCGGAGATCTCAAGGTCCCTGGAACACTGCGCATCCATGATGGCGCCGGAGACCAGCCCGTCGACCCCTTGCTTGCAAGCGCCGAGGGGAGTGAATGCCCCGCCTATCGCGGCTTCGCCTATGGCGTGTTCGAGGACTTGCAACTCGCCGAATTCGGCAATCGCATTCCCGCGCTGACATTCGAAGTCGTTGCGGAGGACGGCGATGTCAGCCTCGCCACGATGCTCGCGCCGCTCGCCGGACACGTCACGTCCAGCCGCCCACTCGGCAAATTGCGAGGCTACAGCGACGAGGGCGGCCCGCTGGCGAGCCATCTTGCAGCGATCGACCAAGTCTATCCTCTCGCCAGCGATGCATCGGGCGAGGGGCTCGCCATCGGCGACGGCGCACCGCAGGACGATGCAATCTTCACCCTGCCGGAAGCGGTGGTGGATGCGTCGGGAGATAGCTTCGGCGACGAAAGCGGCCGGTCGGAAAGCCGCCGCGCCGACGCTGCAAGAGTGCCCGCCGGGATGCGATATTACGACGTAGACCGCGACTATCAGGCGGGGCTCCAGCGCGCGAGCGGCCGTGCCGATCCCGGTCGCAACCGCGTGATCGAATTTCCCGGCGCCCTGACAGCGGATAGCGCCAAGTCGCTGGCCGATGCCGCCGCGAGCCGAGCCTTCCTCGCGCAGGATCGCCTTGCCTATCGCATCGCCGAGATCGATCCGCGCGTGAAGCCTGGACAGGTCGTCGCCCTGCCCGACCTGCCCGGGCGGTGGCGGATCGAAGCGTGGGAGTGGCGCGATACCGGCGTCGAGTTGGAACTGCTGCGGCTCCCGAGCCACCAGGGCGTGACGACCGCGACGCAGACGGGCCGAGTGCTGTCACCGCCCGACCTCGTATCCTCGCCCACCACCCTTTATGCCTTTGAACTGCCATGGGACGGCGCGGGAGAGACCGATACGCGGCAAATTTATGCTGCGGCTTCGTCAAGCTCGGCCGGGTGGAAAGGCTCGGCGCTATACGCGCAAACCGCCAGCGGTCTCTCGCCTATCGGCGCGACGGGCAGCCGCCGCAGCGTGGTCGGCACACTCGCCACCGACTTGTCGCCAGCCCCTGCGATGATCATCGACCGCCATTCCGAAGCGATCGTTTCCCTCGCCTCAACCGACTTCGTGCTCGAAAGCTGCACTCTTGCCGAGCTGGCGAGCGGCGCGAACCGGGCGCTTGTCGGCGAGGAAATCCTCCAGTTCTGTCATGCCGAGCGTCTCGGCGATGCGCGCTGGCGTCTCTCGACATTGCTGCGCGGCCGCGGTGGGACGGAAGATGCGACCGGTGCCCCGGCCGGTGCGCCATTCGTCCTTCTCGATGGCAAGCCGATCCAGCTGGACACGGCAAAGCTCGGTGACAGCGAGGCGATTGCCGCCATCGGCCTCGTCGATACCGACCCGGTGATCGCCACCATTGCGCTGTCAGGTGCTTCGAGGCGACCGCTTACGCCTGTCCATCCGCGCGCGGACATTGAGTCCGATGGCGGACTCACGCTCGGCTGGACCAGGCGCGCGCGCGGCGCGTGGCGCTGGCCGGATGGTGTCGAGGTGCCGCTTGTCGAACAGACCGAAAGTTACGAAGTCGGGCTCGGCAGCATCGAAGCTCCACGCCTGCTGTGGCAGTCCGATCGGCCTTCGCTCCGCATCGATGCGGCCACCCTGACGCAGCTTCGCGCCGATCATTCGGGGCAGCAGCTCTGGGTCCGGCAGATCGGCACCCACGCCCGCTCGCACCCCCTTGCCCTAACTCGTATCGACTGAGGAACACGCCATGACAGAACCGATCAGTTTCACCTCCGCCACCCCGCGTTTCGACCTTCCCAACCTGTTCGTCGCCCAGGCACAGAAGGAAAGCTTCATAAACGAGGCGCTCGCCCGGATCGACGCGCTGCTGCATTGCGCGGTTCAGGGGGAAAGCGACGCACCGCCGAGCGCTCCGACCGACGGCGAGTGCTGGCTGGTGGGCGACCAGCCTACCGGCGATTGGGTGCACCATCCGGGCGCAATCGCGTGCCGGCAGGCCGGCAACTGGCTGTTTGCCCAGCCCCGAAATGGGATGAAGGTCTTCGATATCTCGACCGGAGCGAGCATCCGCTTCGACAATGGCTGGCGACGGGCTGGTATTGTGAGCTCTCCCAGCGGCGGCACTACCGAAGATAGCGAAGCGCGCGCAGCCATCGTGGAGCTGATCGCCGCCCTGACCGAAGCGGGTATCCTCCCCCACGCCTGACGGACCTTTTCAAAGTTTTCCGAGTTTACTCGCTGAATGACGAAAGGATCTCGCATGCAAAAGCGCTCGCTCATCATCGCCCCGCTGGCCTTCCTCGCCCTGGCGGGATGCCAGACAGCCTATCAGACCGCGGCCACCGAAATCGGCAGCGCGACATTGCAGGACAGGCAGGGCAATACTGTGGGCTCGGCCCGCATGTATTCGCTTGGCGGCGAGGTTACCTTGAACGCGAGTTTCACCGGACTCTCCGCCGGAACGCACGCCGTGCATCTTCACACCACCGGCGATTGCACCGCGAACGATTTCACCTCGGCTGGCGGGCATCTCAATCCGCGTGGCAATGAGCATGGCACGCTCAACCCTCAGGGCGCGCATCTCGGCGATCTGCCGAATGTAACGATCGCAGCCGATGGCACCGGGACAATGAGCACGCTGCTGCGCGGGACTGCCGATTTCGTAGGCGACAGCGTCTTCGACGCGGACGGTACTGCAATCGTGGTGCACGAAGGCGCCGACGATTACCGAAGCGATCCCGCTGGCGATGCCGGAAGCCGGGTCGCCTGCGGCTTGGTGACCCGCAGCTAGTCCGGATCGGCGGCGTAGGGAGCTGTATCCGTGACCCCCGCTTCGGCAAACCCCTTGCGACGCAGGCGACAGCTGTCGCAGCGGCCGCAGGCCATCCCCTCGTCGGTCGGATCGTAGCAGGACCAGCTCCAAGCCGGATCGAGCTCTAGCCGTGCGCATTCGCTGGCAATTTCAGCCTTCGTCATGTGCTGCAATGGCGCGTGGATAACGAAGGGCTGACCCTCCACACCCTGCTTCGTGCCCAGCCGCGCCGTCTCTGCAAAGCTTGCGATGAATTCGGGGCGACAATCGGGATAGCCCGAATAGTCGAGCGCATTCACCCCGATGAACAGATCGGTAGAGCCGCTGCTTTCGGCAAAGGCCGTGGTCAGCGCGAGAAACAGCAAGTTGCGCGCGGGCACGTAAGTGACGGGGATGTCCTCGCCCACGCCATCCTTCGGGACCTCGATATCGTCGGTCAGCGCCGAACCACCGAATTGGCGCAGATCGAGCGGGAGTTCGACATGCCGTTCCACGCCCATCCTCTCGGCAATCGCCTTTGCCGATTGCAATTCGCGCACATGGCGCTGGCCGTAATCGATCGTCAGCGCGTGCAGGCGAAAGCCCTGCTCACGCGCGAGTGCCGCGCTTACCATCGAATCCAGCCCGCCTGACAGCAGGATCGTCGCTATCGATTTCTCAGTCGACATGCGCTGCGCCAT